GGGTTGCGTATTACCCGGTAATATGTTATAATTAACTTGTAAGTAAGATAAACAAAGAAAAACAGGAGGAACTTACAATGAACAATCAAACTAAAAATACAGTCAAAGACGCTATCGAACAATTCGGTGACTACTGGTACTACCAAATCTTCAATAAATACAACACATTGATCACAGAAGGTCGTATTGAAGACTTAGGAGCTTACATGGACAAGGTAGTTGAAGAAGTTCGCTTTACTAACTACGGCGACATCGAATGTCAACTCATTAAACTTTACATCAAATAAGGATAAGGTCACTGCGACCTTATCTTTTTAGTGCGTAAAATAATTGAAAAAAAAAGTTCAACTTTTTCGAACTTTTTTGAATAAAAGACTTGACTATTACCCGGTAATACGTTATAATATATTCATAAAGTAAAACAAAACGAGGTAAACAAAATGAAACACTATAAAGAACTAAATGCACTTCGAAACAAAATTAGTGACGGACGTTCAACACGTGACTCTATTGCTCGAGCAGCTGCGCAGTATGTAGCATTATTCGATACTAAAGACGAGTTAGCTATTGAGTTAAACGAGTATAAGAACATTCACTTTGAACGTTCATTACCAACTATTATTACCGATCCCATTGCGCAATTCGGCAGTAACTTACCAGGTGACCAATTAGTATTATGGGACACTTATAACGCCGACTTACCTCGCGCAACATTTGAAGAGTATGTAAAGGAGCAAGTAAAATGAAGCTATATCACGCGACTGATTTTAGTAACCTAAGTGATATCCTGGACGAGGGTTTAAAGCCCTCCTCCAGGGTTATATACTTCGCCGAAAGTTATGAAAAGGCCGTAGCCTTTTTAGCTTTTCGAAATGTCGATATAGTAGTGTTCGAAGTGGAAGTAGATATCGAACAATGTCGGGAAAGTTTCGATCATAGTGAGTCCATGTTTTGTCGATTGTTCAAGTTCGATACTTGTCGCGCCTGGACGTACGATAAGCCTATTCCTGCGGAACAAATCGACTTTAGCAAAGCACGGATCTATAATCGAAAAGGAGATAAGTAAATGAAATTTCACGTCTGCTCCGCAAAGTATTTCGAAGAAGAGGACGTTCATGCGCACTACGCAGACCAACTATCCAAAGTTGGGAAGGTGTCCTACTACTGTGAACGGAATACAGGTAATCCTATTATCGAACTTGAACTTAGTTCACTAGAGGACCTAATTACACTTTCAACTGAATTGCGCGTGTCCCTAAAATTATCACGTCCGTACAAGGAAGAGGATCCGTTCCAACTTTGGATCGTCGACGGCTACATGGAATAGGAGGATAACATGGAAGATAGATACAACATTGAACCAGCAGACATACTGAACTATATTGGCATCGCAAACACAAAGGATCCAGACTTTTATGATTGCTTATTAGCCCGGCTAGTAAGTTCCTACACTGCTAAAGAACTTG